TACTGAAATTATAGCATTTTACGGCGCTTTTGTCAAGGAAGGGCGGCGGGATTATGCAGAGGGTTAAAAGACGTATTTTTTCGGGCGTTGTATGTGAACAAGAGGTTTACACCGTATCCGATCGAGCGAACATCAAGAAAGCTGAACCGCGACCGCGCTTCAAGGACGACGAAGAGCGCGCGCAACACCGGATCGGCATATCAAAGCGGAAACACCAGCGGCTGGTTAATGAAAACTTTTCGCCGCTTTCCTTATATAGTACGCTGACGTTCGACGACGACAGCGAAGTTCATACATTCAGCGAAGCGCGCAGAATACGCGACAATTACTTCCGGCGGCTTCAAAGGGCTTGTCCCGACGCGAAGATCATTATTTACATGGGGCGCGGCAAGTCTACGAACCGAATTCATTTTCACATGATTTCGGACGGCATACCGGAAGAAACGATCAGCGGCAAGTGGAACGACGGATCAGTAATCCATATTCGGCACTTGCGCGAACACAATTATTATAACGGCGTTGACTACGGGCAGGATTACACGGGGCTTGCGGATTACCTCTTCAACCATTGGACACCGGAACAGGGCGGACACCGTTGGAAGGCGACGCGCAATCTTCGCCAGCCGGAGAAGGAAGCGCCGACGCTTGCACTTCGGACGTATACGGAAAAGAAAGCACCGATCGCGCCGAAGGGTTACAAGCTGGTGGAAGCCCGCGCGACGAAGTGGGGCTACATATATTATAAATATGTACGCGAACCGGAGAAACCGAAACGCCGGAAGAAACGCGAATAGCGGGAACGCCCGAAGGGGCGCAATAAAAAGCCTTGTAAATGTGTAAAGTTTTACGACCAGCGCTTTCCCTTCCGGAAGATTGATTTTATTTATTCCCCGTCGCCCGCTTTTCAGAGATCACGAACGCGCGCATTA